CGTATGTACATTCATAATCTTTTTTATAATCTGTCAGTTTGTTATCAGACAGCCATATCACATACCTCATGTTGCTCCTTCCGAAAATGTTAACCTAGTGAATTATCGCCTGTCCACAAGTAGAGCAGTGACCCGTGCTTACGCAATCTTCTGTCGTTGATGTGCCGCAATTGGGACAGGGATAAAATCCCTTATCATATGTACACCTCTTGTAAATATCCTTTTGCATAGATGCTATAGCGACTTTATACGCCTCCTCTATATCAGAAAAACTTTCGCCATCTTTAGGGATTGTTGTTTTTCTGCTAACAATTTCTATGGCCTTTTGAATTTTCATTTGCTACAGTCCTTTCTCAAAATTTAATTATTCATAGCAGCTATTTCCGATGCCTTAATGCACTGCGGGCACTTCTGGTACTCACCATCAAGCCAGCAATCAAATAAGTTACACTTCGGTACATTTCTTTCCTTAGGAGCCTTTCTACCATGCGTCCTATCCCTATGTGTGTGATAGCGACATACATCCTTCCCCCAGAAGTCTCCCCCATATGTGCATTTCTTCAAATCTGGGGAAATTTCATGTTCTACCTTGATTATTAGTTTCATTCGCGTCATCCTCCTAGAAATATCGATTTTGCTAACTTACAAATGCTTTATATTCCTCATAATCTACCAGCACGGTATCATATTCATCCCATTTCCGCACCAAATCCATGGTCATTTTTACAGGCTTGTCACACTTTATGACACCATGTCCATAATGCTCCTGGAAATCCTCAAGACTATATAATTCGCACTTGTCATAATCCATGGTGCCTAAATATCCAGTAAAACAACGCTCCTGCTCATCCTTGGTCCTTTCCCATCCCCATAAAGTGAATCGGGTTCCGGAAGAATGCTTGATACTTACGGCTAAATATTTTCTATCCTTCATCCCTCTGCCTCCTTATGCATTTCATCATATTGGTACTGTAAACGGCATTCTTTACAGGTTTGGCAGGGTTCTCCATCCCCATCCATGGTCCTTAATCCGGCACATAAGCCTTCTTCCATTCCTGGATTTTCACATCGCCGAACCATATAACAGCGAGCAATCGCATGTTCAATTCTTTTTTCATCTGCTTTTACCCTTCGATATATCCAGTCCAGAAGCATAAGTAAATCCGCTCTTGTTGTGGCATTATGAGTTTTCAGGCTTAACTCCAGTTCTATCAAGCCCATCTTTTTATCGTACGGCAACCATTCAAACCTTTCTTTGTCAAACTTCATCTTCAATCCTCCTCTGGATGCGATCCTAAAGAATCAATTGCCCCCATAGCCTCTCCCAGGCTATCAAACACCATACCGTCATACGCGATATCATCAATCTTGTACCCCAGTTCATCGCCATCGGATGGGGTTGCTATCCTCAGAGCACAAATATCCTTTCCTTTGTATTCCATTACCTTTGCATATCTATTGCTTAAATGCTTCATCTTCTCTCCTCCGCTAAATTGGTGTTTACCATACTAGGCCGTCTACAGTAAATTGGACACGCCTCCGTCCCATCATAAGCTGGTCTTAAAAATGCTTTTGTCATAGGGGATGGATTACGCTCCATATCCTTGATAGCCGCCATTCTCTGTCGCTCTGAATTTTCAAAATATTGGCTCTTTACTTTGTTATCCGGCATTTTGCTTTCCCCTTTCTGTGATGTTATCTTGCGTATTCGTATAATGCATCCCTGGAATTGTTATAGTTCTAGGGCATTTTTCTGTGTAATTAATCAAACCAATATCCCTCATATCACGTAAATATCCCCAAATCGTAGAGCTTGACGTATATCCAACCCCCTCTCCTATTTCCCTGGTGGTGGGTGGATAATCATGCTCTAGCATATATTGCTTTACAAACATCAGTATTTTTTTATGTATTTCCTTCATCCTGTTTCTCCTCTACCCAGTCCTTTACCTGTTTTAGCATCAATGCATCATAATCGGTATCTCGTTGGTCAAAATTGTGAAACTGGTTTTTACTGCCTTTGGCGGTCAATTCCTGCCGCTGGCTTCTAGCCCATGTCCTTACCGAGGCTTTCCAGTCCTTCATTTTGTTTTTCCCAACCATCCATCCCTTAGATGCATAAAAATCAACGAAACGTTCTGGGTCAATACTATATCCATTCAAATTGCAATAATCTGACACATCCGACACCGAAGGTGGAGTAAATGTTTTTTTATTATTATCATTTACATTTTCCTTTTCCTTTACATTATCCTTTTCCTTAGGTTTTACTTTGGTTATTGTTTGGTTATCACTTGCTTTATTATAATTGGATTCTAGGTTATTTTTTGGTTCTGTTTTGGTTACTGGCCTACCACCTTTGGTTCCGTTTTGGTATCTGCGATTATTCGCATCAATTTGTGGTTTTGCCATTAAAAACATTGCTGATGCAACACCTGCTGATTTAGGTTCCATTTCATCAAGTCCATATTCCAATATGGCTGTAATAGATTCCAGTCTTTCTTTTTCCGGAAGCTGCTTAATAGCTTCCCAGAAGCTGCGATAAAATACAACACTATCTCTCATAACCCCGCTCCAAACATACTAATCTGACCGGGAATACCTTTGTTTTTTTTCTTATTCCGGCTTATAAACAGCTGTGCGCCACGTTCTGCCGCCTTTATGCTCTTAGTCCTATTATTCTGGCTAACAAGCCATTTCTCGGCTTCTTGCCGTCCCTGTTCATCGTCACGGGGTATATAGTAACCTTTCCCTGTTGGCAATGTAAGAATTACTTTATCGTGCCTTAATATCTCAATGGCGGTTCGTATATCTCTATCTGATTCTCCTGTCTTGGATACTAATTCATCTCGGTTCAATGCATTCTCTTTACCTAAAAGGAGCGCATTATATACTCTCGCTTGAACTTCTTCACTAACAGTTCTCTTATTCTTCAAATAATTCCTCCTTTCGGGCCGGGTAAAGGAGGTTTGATAGGTCCCGGCCCAGGGTCAGAAAGTATATCGTGACATATTAACAATCTGACCAGTAATCATTTCCGTTGTATGTATCATCCCACAAGGGGAATAGATACCAAATCCTAATTATCCAAACAAAGTGTTCAAACATCTGATACACATGTCCCTTAAGTCCTTTTGTGATATTGCTATTGGGCCATCATCGGACACCCTTATTTCAAATCCGCACCATTCTATTGATACCCAATTTCCTCTGGTTGGTGTACGCCCTGCTGTAATTTGTAAATCATTGCTTTCTTCTGTAAACTGTTCTTTTACATCCATCTCCTCTTTCTCCCTCTGAAATGTTAACTTGTACAACATAATAATCTATCTTTGCGATTCAGATAATTATATTGTACAAGTTCTATCGCTCCAACTTCCATGCATGTTTTGGCATTGTCACATCACCGGATGATATCTCTTCGGTGGTAATTATGTTCCAGTCACCAACAGGGCATTTATAATTATGTCCCAACACACATCCTTCACACTCGCAATCGCATCTACGAATAATCTCTAACTTTTCCTTCTCTGTACAAATTAATAACATGCACATTCCTCATATTCTTTCCATAGTATTAGATATCTTCAAACTTAATTCCATACACCTTATATCTGTCCTCAAAATCTGTCATCCCTATGTTATGCGCTTCTGTATGGTGCTGCCGACATAGGCATATTTTCCGGTACTCCGAATCATCAACCTTCCTCCGGTCATTCCCCATTCCGATTGTATCTACATGGTGGATTTCACCTTCCCGACCGCATATGGCGCATTTCCGAAGCTTTAAACATGCATACAGGTAATGGCCTATATCATCGGTACGGTTAAGCGCAAAGTCCAGCAATGGTATCCCTTGTTCCAGCGCATAATCCAGCATGGTATTAATAAACTCCCTAGCAGTATCCATAGAGCAATCAGACAGAGAAAAGTATCCGCATCCGGTCCGGTTGATATGTAAATACTTAAGCCATTCCTTCTCTACCTCCGGCACGTTTCCAGAATAGGCAGATATGTCATTGACTGTGGCGTAAATCTTTCGGCGCTGGTCTGCGCTTATATGTCTGCCATCGTCAAGCCATACACTGCATCTATTCATGTGCTTCTCAATAATCGGTTCCATGAGATTCTTTCCAGGAATAAATATCTGCAAATATGTTCCATCTGGAACCAACTTGTATGCTGTTATATCCGCTGACTCATGCATATAATCACCTCTTTAATTCCATGGTAGTCCGCTGTCCTGCATATCATTCGGAGGCTGTGTTGCTGACTCTTTGTCTGGATTCTTTTTCAGCTTTTTGATTGTTTCATTCGCCTGTAAACTGGTCATATCATGAATATCTGTCAATCCATACTTTGATAGCACATTCTTAATCCCTATTCCTGTCCGTTTCAGCTCCAGGAATATTTCATTGATATCAGATTCAGTAATCAAATCTGGATTATTCTGCTTGTTATATTTAGTTCTATCTGAATCCCAATAAACATCAGCACCAATCCCAAGCTCCTTACATGCTACGGATATAGCATCTGTTGTTGCCATCTTGTAACATTCATCAGATACATATATTCCAGACTTTTCCTTTGATGCGAACATACTCCCGCCGTTCCCAGAGATTGGTTTAGACCACTCCCCATCAACCTTTATATATAACTCGATATCCACGAAAGCTGCTATCTCATTACCCACCGTTTCCAACCACTTATTAGTTGGGATGTAGTACCATCCTATCCCACATGGCCCGAACTGCTCTGTAAGGACTTTTATGCGCCACATGGGGTTAATATCAGTCATTCCGCTGGTACGGCCCCCCTTAATAGTTTTCTTGGCGCTATCTGGGACAGAACGGACCTTTTCATATAATTCAAGATTCTCCATCCTTATTCTCCTTCATCAGCGTCCCTACAATATAGATAATAGCCATTTCCAGTTCGGCCCTAACATTTTTTATTGTACAAAGGCTTTTTCTGTAGTTAAGATAAGATACCATTGCAGTGCCATCAATCATCTTGTGTTCCAGATTCATGTTTTATAACCTCCTTGTAATGCTCTTTATTCCGTCTTGTAGTTTTCTTAATACATTTATCGCATACTTTCCATCTATCCGGGTCAAGGAAACACCCGCAAGAATCACATTTTGAATTATTCATCATGCGTTTTATCCTTAGGAGATTTAACTGGTGCCCCTCTCAAAATACCAATCAATACATTACGCTGGGCATATTCATCTGTAGCTAAAAAAATTAAAGCTGCATCTACCCGACCTTCAAGTTCAATAAGCTTTCTATATTCATCAACAGGAATTTCAACTATTCTTTCTTCCATCTTGAAAACCTCCATAATCTCTGATATAATCAGACTGCGTTATTTTTTGTATTCGGTCGTTTAGCCCTGCCAGGCTGACGACCTTTTTTATTGGCTTACCATATCCTGTGTACCGGCTGGCATTTACCATTGCCCCGGCCCGGTTGGTTCCATTCCGGCGGCGG